ACCTTTCGTGAGGGCTGAGATGCTCCGCACCCGCAGCACAAAGCGTTGCTAAAGCTATGAACTGTTTGATGTGGTTCACAAAACAATCAGCTCACAGCTTCAGTGTGGATGCCAGTCCTCACTAAGTAGTCACAGCGATGCCCGAATCAGAAGCAGCTTTCACTTTTTTGTAGATGCCGAGGGGATTGTACTTGACGATGTCGTCGATGGCGCGTTCCATTTCCTGCTCATTCTCAGCATCGGAGAGCTGATCGGAAGTGCGGGCGATACGGGCCAAGTAAGAGCAGGAGTGATAACCTTTGCCCTCGTCGAAACGATACCAGGCCTCGGGCTGTGTAAAGGGGTCATACGGATTGTCCACCGTAGTCAGCGCACATTGAGCCATTTGCTCTCACTTCCTTTCACTCATTCAAATACTTCGAGACAGCGGAACTCGAAATTCCCAAAGCCTCAGCAATCTCAGCATTTGTGTGACCAGAGTTTGCCAAAGCCTTAATACGATTGACACGCGCTTGCGACAACTGTGTCGTTGCTCTTGGAGTGGCGCGTTCTCTGACGGTCTTCGGTTCCGCATAGCGAAGAATCTCGCTCAACGTTGTGTCAGAAATTGCGCCTGCTTGAATAGCTGTCCATTCGCCATCGCTGATGGTGATGCGAGTCCGTTTGCCGCTGGCACCGGTAGCAACTCTTGCATCATTGATGGCAGCCCGACGAATCTTAGAGATTTCGTCTTTGTCAGTGATGTTGTTGTCCTGCACTTTGGCCTTGACGCGAGCATTAGCAATACGCTGGGCCTCACGCTCGCGAGGGGCGTTCAACTGAGCCACACGGAGAGCAGACATAAGCCTGGTCACTTCGGGCTCAAAGGCTTTTGCCGCACTGGCCGAACGCTTCAGCGTAGGCGTAGCTTTATATTCAAGCCTCGCCTGATTGGCCAGGGCTTTCATACGGTTAGCGTGCTCTGCATAAGCCTCTTCCTGAAGAGTGCCGGAGGACAGTTTACGGACGTCGTCCAGGGCCTCGATACGGCTGACCTTAGTTGTAGCCAGAACGGTCTTTCCCGTTTTCGGGTCAACGTAGGTTCTGCCGGACTCTTTATAGACCACCCTACCTGTCTTGGGGTCAATAACGCCGCTTCCCTGACGCTCAGGCACATCAACAGTCTGCTTCCGACGGGACAGCAAAGTGGAGGCACCGCCCCTCTCTTTTCCGTCTTCATCGGTATACCCCTGGTAACGCTTACGAAGCTCGGCGATGCCGTTGTCTTTTTCGGACTGCCGGTAGTCCAGCTTGTGTTTGGCCGCATCGATGACCACCATGCTGTGTTTAACAGCCCGGGCAATCTCACTTTCAGGGGCACCCTTGAGGGTCATGTCCGTGA